GCAGGAGAAATAAATGCAGGTAAAGCTGGAGAGAAGAGAGAAACTTTTATTCCAGGGGTTAAAAAGGAAGTACTTGAAGAAAGAGAAGATAAATATTCCACTCTTGAATATAGAAAAGCATTTATGAATTATGCTAGAACAGGAGTTATATCAGAGGAATTAAGAGCAGATTCAACAACTATGACTACTGATATAGGAGCTGTTATTCCAACTACTATAATGAATGAGGTTGTTCAGAAGTTAAAATCTTATGGACAAATTTATAGCAGAATTAGAAAAACTGCATTTAAAGGTGGAGTTAAAATTCCTACTGCTAGTGTTAAGCCAAAAGCAACTTGGAAATCAGAAGGTACGTTATCAGAGAAGCAAAAGAAAGAAATAAAAACATACATTGAGTTTAGCTACTATAAGCTACAATGCAGAGTTGCCACAAGTTTAGAAGCTGATACAGTATCATTACCAGTATTTGAAGCAACTATAGCATCAGATATGGCAGAAGCAATAGTTGTAGCAATAGAAATCTCAGTTATTAAAGGGGATGGAGTTGGAGAGCCTAAAGGAATATTGGAACATACAACAGAAATACCTGAAGCTCAACAAATAACAATTTCATCAACTGATATTGGTAAGTGGGATAAATGGAAAAAGAACATCTTTGCTAAAATCCCACTTGCATATGAAGGTAATGGAATCTGGATTATGACAAAAGCAACTTTTGAAGGATATATTGATGGAATGGTTGATAATAATGGACAACCTATAGCAAGAACTAATTACGGAATAACAGGATCACCAGTAAGAAGATTTGGAGGATATGATGTATTATGTGTTGAAGCTGATTATTTGCCAAACTATGAAAATGCTGAAGCAGATGCTGTTTTCGCTTTATTCGTAGATTTAAATGAGTATATATTTAACTCTAATTTACAAATGACAATGAAAAGATATTTTGATGAAAACACAGATGAATGGATAGATAAGGCTACTTTAATTGGTGATGGAAAGTTAAGAGATGCAAATGGAGTTCTTTTAATTAAGAAGGGAGCTTAAGGAAATAAGGATATCTTTATTAAAGTTTTAATTTTTAGAATAGATAATGTGTACAGATTGTGTATAAAAATGGAATATAATACTTATTGTGTGCATAAAGGAAAATTATTTAATAACGATAATTAAATATAATTATTTATGAAGGAGCTGTTAGGGGAGTGAAAGTAGATAATTTCAATATGCATATATCTAATAATATTTTATTAGGCTCAAGAAACGCTAAAGCAAAAGGCATAAAAATAGGAAATACAAGCTTAGGATCTAATGATAAAAAAAATAATCATATTACATCTATGATTGAGCAAAAACAGCAAATGGAAAAAAGATTGGATGAGATGAAAGATAATCAGAGGAAACATATTTTGGATTTAGAAAATCAAATTTCAGATATTCAAAGTCAAATTTCCGATGTAAAAAAACAAATTACGGATATAAGTATTCAAATCCAAGGTGTGGACGGAGAAATTTATGGTACAAATAATAAAATTGATGATGTGACAAATAAAATTGATGATTTACAAAGTAAGGATCAAAATTCAACTAATTCAGAAGAGAATACAGTTACAGAACCTAAAGGGGATTTGAAGAAAGATGGTAAAATTGTATCAACTAAGGAAGCTTTTTGGGATGACGATGAGGTAACATCTATAGATGGAGATGTAGAAGGTGAAAAAGCTAAAGCTATCAATAAGAAATCTAAAGAAGATAAAGGCGGCATACCAGCTAAGGAAAATTCAGAAGAAGGCAGCGAGGCTATATCTTCTAAGGTGGATCCAGAGTTATCTAAAGAGTTAGAGGATCTTAAAAAAACTAAGTCTTCGTTAGAGGCCACTAAATCTTCTTTAGAGGATACTAGAGATTCATTAAATTCTATTTTAAAAATGTTATGTGGAAATTTAGATATGTATAAAGCACGACTTGAAGAGTACAGAAAAACAAGTGAAGAAGAAATTGAAGATTATAAAAAGGAAATTGAAGAAAAAAATAAAAAGAATGGGGAATTAAAAACTGACACTGATGGTCAAATTGTAGATTCATATGCCTAATAGTCTTAAAAAGCTTGAATTTTCAGGAATTATGGAAAGTCATGTTTCGGAAGTAAGTTAATCTTACAAAATGAAATTTATCGACAGATAGAATATTCTTAAATACTCAATTAAAATAAGGAATATTTAACATAATTAAAAGAACCAGTATATAATATGCTGGTTTTTTTGTGTTTAAATTTCAGAATTATAAGATAGAAATCCATTATAAGGGGGAGAGGATATGATATTAGATAAAATCAAGTTAGCATTAAGAATAGATGATGACGATCTAGATGAAGAAATACAAGATTCCATTGATGCAGCTAAGGCAGATTTAAAGTTAAGTGGAATATTAGAAAGCAAGATAGTTGAAACTGATCCTTTAATAATTAGAGCTATTAAAACTTTCTGTAAATGTGAATTTAGCACAGATGATAAAGAAGCTGAAAGGTATAGAGATTCTTATGAAATGATAAGAGCTCACTTATCCCTATCTAATGAACATACAACAGAGGAAACACTATGAGCATAGAAGCTTTAAATAAAAGAATAGAGGTCTGGGGAAATGTAGAATTTGAAAATGAAGTTGAGGAAAAAGATTTTAGACCAGGTAAAGTTAAAGATAAGCCTATATGGGCATCAATCATACCACAAACAGGTTCATTGCAAAAGCAACAAGCTAATACAATGTTATCCAATGTAACACATAAAATTAAGGTTAGATATAGTGCTGGTAAGGATATTACCCAAGACATGTGGCTAATACATCAAGGGCGTAGATTTGATATTAAATATATATTAGATCCTTATTTTGCTCATCAGTTTCTTGAAATATTCTGTGAAGAAATCATAGGAGGATAGATATATGGGTAATGATGGATTTGATTTCAGTGAATTAACTAAATTTGAGAAAAAATTAACTGAAAAAGTTAATGATACTATGCCAAAAGAGAGTAGAAAATTCATAAAAAAAGAAGCTAATAATCTTAACAAAAAAAATAAAGCGGTTTTTAAAAGTAAAGGAATAGGTCAAGAAACAGGAAATTTACTTAAAGGATTCAAGGCAGGTAAGGCTTATAAATATAGAGGTGTGTGGTCTGCAAGAGCTTTTAATAATAGTCCACATGCTCATTTACTTAATGATGGCTTTATGTGGGAACCACATAAAAATGTTGCTAAAGGACAATCGAATAAGCAAACTGGTGAAGAAAAATTTATTCCTGGATTTCATTTTATGGAAGAGGCTGCTAAAGCATTTGAAAGTGGTTTCTATTCAGATGTGGAAGAATGGTTACATGAAGTATTTATAAAGGGGCTGTAATATGGTTACATTGAAACAAATAAATAAGGCTATAAATAATACAGTAAAATCTGCATTAGTAGATACTGAGTTTGTTGATGTTGAAATTGTATCAGAAGATACCACAGAAGCATTAAAAAAAGAGACAGATGGATCATATATAAATGTTATAAGACCGTCTATAAAAGTTACATTTGATACTGCACAATCAGGAAAATTTAATAGTCAATTAAAAGAAAGAACCCTTCCGGTGAGGGTTTATTTTTTTGCAAAAGATAAGAATAAACCTAAACTAGATAATTTGGCAATGCAGGATTTATTAGAGAATGTATTTCTAGAGGATGTAAAAGTCACAGATACATTTTATATGCCGATTGCTGAAGATATAGAATGCAGCACAAATGATGGAGTATTACAAGTTACTTTTGATTTATATTCTCTTGAGGAAATATATGATGATTCTAACTTGGAACCAATAGAAGAATTAAGCTTCAATTTAAATTTAGAAGAATAGGAGTGATGATATGACAGTTACAATGCCAAATATTGATGTGTCATTCAGTCAAAAGGCAGCTTCGCTTCCTGAGAGAAGTGAAAGAGGTTATGCAATATTAATAGTTAAAGATGATACAAGCGCAATGTTTAATTATAAAGAATATTCCGATATAACTGAGATAGACACTGATAAAGAATTATATACGGAAGATAATTTACAATATTTAAAAGATATATTTACATTTGCTCCATATAAGGCTTGTGTAGTAAAAATTGGTGGATCTGCAACTATTTCTGATGCATTAAAGATTGTTATCGAGAATGTAAAAACAGGATGGATAACAATGGCAGATGGTGAAACAGAAGATTTTACA